ATGTCGCCCTGTTCTTCGGGGGTCGGGATGCCGTTGTTGAAATTAATCAAGTAACCGCCCCAAAAGTTGTTGCGCAGGTTATTGTTGTGGAAGTTCGCCACCTGTACGTCTGCTTCAATCCAAGCGTTCCCTCCGATGTATTCGGGGAGCGGGTAGTGTTTCACGCCAGCAGCATAGACCCGATAGTAGAACAACTGCTTTCCGAGGCGATTCTCCGGGTCGAATGCAGGGATTTTCTCGATGTCCCCGACCTTGGGGAACAACTGCATCATGTCGTCGTTGTACCAGTCCGCCACCTGAAACATCTTTTCTTCCTTGTCCACCCTGATTTTCTCAAAGGGGACGTGTTCCATCTTGGCGATGGTCCCAAGTTTGGACCAAGTTACCGCAACGGCAAACCCGTTGAATATCTCCAAGTCCAAAACCAGTTTCTCCGTGATGTCGTTGAGGTCCTCGGTGCTTGACATTCCATCGAAGAACTTGATGAACCGAGCCTGCTGCTCTACGGTCAAGTCATCCCCTGCCTGCCATCCTCCGCCCATGATGTAGTTCACCTTGCCGTTGACAATAGCGTTGTGCTTGGACGACCTGCGATAGTTGTCCAGCAGATAGTAGGGGTATTCGTTCGCAAAGCCGTAGGTGATGTACTTGCCGGAGCGGTTCTCCAGCATGACTGGCACTTTGTGCTCTATCCCCAACCATTGGGTGAAGTGTTGAGTAGATTTATTACTCATAGCGTATGAACTGTGAATGAAAGGGCCGAAATCGTGATACTTGCACCGCTTGAAATTGCGTTGATGTAGATGGTAAACTCATCGTTGACCGCACCTGTAACGTAGGTCTCGGTGTAAATCGCATGGCCGTTGCTATGACTCGTCGTGATGTCAGTCATTGACTGGTCTATCGGTGTACCATTCTTGGCGATGTAAACCTTGATTTGGCTATTGTTGTTCTGCGCAAAGACCATGGACGCAGCGATGCGAAGGGTCGCATTCGTTGTGCCTGTGTAGGTCAGAGAATTGGTAGTCCTTGAAAAGTTGTAGGTTGACAAAACGCCCGATTTCATCGCACTTGTCAACTTGACTCTTTGCCCTTGCGTCGGGGTAAAGGCCGTGTCGGTATCTATGTAAAGGTTCGCAAAGCCCCTTTCCCGGTCAAGCGTTGCGGTGTCAGCAAGGTCGTCAAATAGACCGCCCACACGGGATGCGGTGTTCGCCCCGGCAGCGGTTTCGTTAGTAATGGTAGCAGCACTCGCTTGGAGGTCGCTTCGTGTTTGTACGCTCATGCGAAGGATTGGTCAAAGGTTGAATCGAATACCCTCACGCTGGATGCGAGATAGGTGTTGTAAGTGATTGAATTGGCGTAGGTATTGAAGCCTATCGTTGCGGTTTGTAGAAAAGCCAAGCCCGTTTCAACGACCGCCAAAGCAGCGGTAACCGTGCTATTGGTATCGTAAACTTCGTAACGATACGAGCCTGTTTCAAGCGACCCCACGGCAATCGAAAATTGGTCATAGCGGTTGGTATAAGATGACAGGTTTGCGGATTTCAGCAGGGTGAAATCGGTCGTGGTATTCTTTGCGATGCTCGTGAGTCGCAAGATGTAGCGGTCCCCCGTGCCGGAACGCTCGGTCCATGTAACCGTTATGATATTGGTTGTGTCAGGGCTAATGTAAAGCATCTGCTTGTAAATGTGCGATGCCCCCGAATTTCACAATTTGCGCCCAATCTGCCTGTATAGTTCGGCCCGCTTCTTGGCGGTTTCGGCCACGTTGAACTGCTTCTTGATGTCCCGTGTAAGGTTGTCAGCCAAGCCTTTACGCAGGTCGGGGTCAAGGATTAACTGCTTGATATACTTGTACCAGTCCTTGGGTTTGTTGTAAGCCACAAGAAACCCGTTCTCCCCGTGTCGGATGACATCGGTGTAGGGGATGGTTTCGCTTGCAATGATGGCCTTGTTCATCCACCCTGCCTCGACCACCTTCAACTCGGACTTGAGTTTGTTGAACTTGGTGTCCCTCAATGGTGCAAGGGTTACGTTCACGAAGTTGTATCCACCTACATACGAGTAGATGTCAGCAGCCTGAATGCGTCCGTAGTTCGGGTTGTTCCCTTGGTCGCTTATGATTTTCTCGTAGCCCTCGTAAACGGGGTTGTTGTCGTTCCACCCTCCGAGATAGAGGCGGTATTTGCCATCCAAGTTTGCATCCCAGCGTAACTTCTGCATCCCCTCACGGAGCAGTTCCATGTCCTCGCCATGCTGCGCCCCACCGAACCAACCGAACTTGACGAGGTGCTTGTCGGGTTCTTCTTCGGGGTTGGGGATGAATTGCTGATAGGCTTCGTAAGGCTCATTCTGCAAGATGCTCACATTGGCGTTTAGAGGCCTTATACGGGACGCAAGATGCTCGGTGGTACAGGTAACCCAATCGGCCAATTTGATGTGCTTACGAATCACGTCTGCGAGTTTGGTTTCGTGGTATTGGCGGTACATGATATGCCCCGATTCCAGCACCCAGTAATCGTCCAAGTCAAGGATGACTTTCGCTCCGAATTGGGTCAGGGCCTTGTACACATTCTCGACCTGCTCCATCGTCCCCTGACACCAAAGCCGGCTGAACAGGAACAGGTCAATCGACTTCAACCCCTCGTCGCTGATGGTGGTGATATTCTCGACGCACACATAGTCAAACTCCGGGTAGTTGTCGCCCAAGTAGGCGTTCGGCATTTCAAGGCGGTAGAAACTGCACCCGGTTGGATGGGCGTTATAGACAATGCAAATCTTCATGGCCGTAAAAATAAGAAGGGCAGCCATTGCTGACTGCCCCTCTCAAACCTCAGATGATGAAAACCTGATGCGAAGATACTACGAGCCGAGTATCTGCGCAGTCGATGGTGAAAAGACTGTGGATGCAATCGAGAACATCGGGTCAGGTTCCATCCCGGTAAGCGTCAACTCGTATCCGCTGCGGTCCCCGAAGGCAGTACCAGTTCCAGCGGTTCCAGCGGTTGCTTCCAAGCCGTTGGCAGAGCCTAACAACCAGTAGCGACTGTTGTTGTCTTGGACGATGACGATGACTCGGTTGCGAACCAGCAAGCGGAGTTCATTGCGTACTGCGACTTGCAGTTTGTTGATGGTGAACGTTACTTCGGGGGTGTAATAAACCGAGCCGTTCTCGATGCTTGCGTTCAAGGTTTCAGTCAAAGAGGACGTAGCCTTGGTCAAGTCATACTCGAAGAACCCACCCGAAGCGTACCCAGTGAAGCCTGTAACCGCACCCGAAAGGTTGGCATTGCAGGACCCCGTTGGGATGAAGGATTGGACGTAAATTGTTTTGATGCCACCGACTGAATCTCGGCATCCAAGGGCGTAGCCAGTTGTTAAGGAGCAGGACATATGTGTATTTGGGGTTTAAGTTTCAAGGAACAAAAAGCAGGGGGAGGTTTCCCTCCCCCCTACACATTAGGTCAAGCGGAAGTCAACAACCAAGTCTGGCCACGCTAGTTGCACGCCGCATTTGAAACTGGCTTGGAAACGTACCTGATCGTTGTCTTTGGAGAACCAAATCGAGAACTGCTCCTCATCACTCAACAAGTCGGTTCCGTAGAAGAAGTTGCCGAGGTACGAAGAAACGATGCGGTTTGTTCCAGTCAAGCCGGGAACTGCGATGACACGGACGTTTGTGCCGGGATACATGATGTCGCCATCGGCAAGACCAGCCAAGTCAACTTGGTTGTACATGACGGCGGTGGAGGCTTTGAAAGCACCAAGCAAGGTACGGAAGTTATCCCAACCGCAGAAGATAACGAGGTCGTTCCGAGTAAGGATGGCTTGTGGAATTTGGTTGTAGATGCCGTCAAAGATGGCGATTGCGTTGCTTGTAGTGATACCAACGGACGCAGAAACCGCACCAGTGTTACCGCTGATGGTAGAACCCGAAGCAGCGTTCAACAACTGGTTGACACCTGAAAAGTAGGTGTTGCCCTTCCAAATCGCATTCTCAATAGCCTCTGCGATACGGAGAGCCTTCTGCTCGGAGAAAGCCTGCTCGAAAGGAACACCGTCGTAGGTAGAGCCAGCGGTCAACTGGGTCTGCATCCAGTATTGCTCCAATGCTCTTGGGCAAAGGGTTTCCTGCACCTTCATGCGTCCAACGGTGATATTCCGCTGGGTGAAGGCAGTCGTGCCGGAAGTTTCGTAACCGCAGGTATCACCGCTCTGCAATACTGCATCGGTGTCCATGAGGTTGAGAGCAGCAGCGAACTTGATGCCCACCTGCTTGGTGAACAGGGCTGCTGAACGGGCCGAGAACACGGCCTTGGTGATGAGAGGAAGCCTCTCTTGGTCGGTGTAGGAGGTTAATCCTGTGAACGAATATGCCATTGTTAATGGGGGTTTAGGGGTTTAGTTTTTTTTGAGTGATTGAAGTGCTTGTGCGAGAGCGTTGAAGTTCTGCGAGGCTTGAGCCTTGCGTTGCTCAACGATTGCGGAACCGCTTGCCTTGGGGGCTTCGGATGGGAGTTCGGAAACCTTCTCGACGATATCGGCCATGGTTTCAACCTGCGATGCGAATGCAGACATTTTCTCTTTCATCTTGCCCATTTCAGCGTATGCTGCTTTGAGTTCTTCCATGATGGCTCCGAGGTGCTTGGCAACGATGGCCTCAACGACTTCGGGGGTCATGGCAGGATAGGCTTCCTTGATTTCCTCGGTAACCTCAACGGCCACTTCGGGAGTGATTTCAGCAGCAACAGGCAGCGGCTCGATGACAGGGGTCGCTACTTCGGCAGCGATGACCTCAACGATTTTGCCTCCTTCGGTCTTGATCGTGCCAACGCCCTCAACGACGTGTTCGCCATCGGGGGCAGGGAGAGTGCCTTCTTCGGCTACAACGTAAACGGCAGTTCCGGCAACGAGGTCCCCGTCAACACGGACAACCGTGCCATCGGTCAACTTGTAGTCAGCGAAGGACTGCTTTTGGGTGCTGAATTTGCGGAGTTCAGTCCGCAGGGATTCGATTGCGTTTTTCAGG